CTCGTCGCCTACTCGTTTGTATTCTGCCCAAAACTCCTCGCTGGAGAGTTTGTGATCGTTTTCGTCTGGCTCGACAACTGGAGCGTGTGCGCTCACTTGGACAAGCTCGGCTGCTTTAGCTGAAACAGCAGACTCGGTGATTTCTTTGGTTTGCTCAATCTCTGCGTCCTTGGCTTCAAGCTGTGCGGCTGTCTCTTCCAGTTCTGCTTTGATTTGCTCGGCTGCCTCAATGGCTTCTGCTTTGGCTGTTTCTGCTTCTTCAACCTTGGCACATGCTTCAAGAAGTTCTGCGGAAATTTCCTCCACCTTTGTGCGTTGCTCGGCAAGCTCGTTTGAAACCTCAACACCTGTCTTGGTGATGGCTTCAATTTGCTTGCTTAATGAAACGATTTGCTTCTCGGCTGGCACGCTGAATTCTGAGGATGCTGCGAGTGCGGTGATGTCAGAAGCTGCGGCGCGAAGTCCAGACTCAACGTGGTCAACGAATCCAGCTGCCAATGCTTCTTCAGCACTGAACCAGGTTTCCTCATCCATGAGTGCCTTGAGTTCATCTGCCTCGTATTGGCTGCGACCGTATGCACTAAGGATGCTGGCGCTCATCTTGTCAAGCAAGTCAGCGTCTGCTCTTAGCTCATCAGCGTCACCGATGGACATTGTCCAAGGGTTGTGAATCATAAGCAAGGCATTGTCTGCCATGTGAACCTCGTCGCCTGCCATTGCTAGAACGCTGGCCATGCTGGCTGCTAGTCCATCAATGTGGGTGACAACTTTCGCTGGGTGGCGTTGGAGTGCATTAAACATTGCGTTGCCGTCAATGACTGAGCCTCCTGGAGAGTTGATGCGCAGGTTGATCACCTCTGCATTAATTTCCTTGAGTTCGTCAACGAATTGCTTCGCGTTAACATCATAACCGCCAATGGCGTCATAGATGCTGATTTCAGCGGAGGAGTTGTCCTCGGCTGCTGTCATATTATACCATGTTTTGGTCATCTGTTTGTTCTGGGTTGGTGTTTTCCGTTTCTGGCAATATGTCGCCAGGTTTTGTAAGAATTGATAGCTCTCCAGGCTCGTGGCCATATTCCTCTGCCACCTTCTTAAGCATGGCGAGTTCTTTAGCGCGTTGCACTATTACATCATCGTAATGGTCGCCTCTGCGCTCGGTGATGTCTGTGGCTGTAATAATGCCAGCGCGGAGGTCTTCAAGGTCTGCTTTACGCATTCTGCCCTCGTCAACGGTAAATTCTGCTGGCTTGGTAAATGCTACTTTCCACCAGTCTTCTGGCAATGAGTAGACCCCCATCTTGGCACGCTTGGCAATGATGTATTGAGCGCACCGCTTGTAGCCGCTTTCTAGCGTCTCGCGGCGTGCTGCTATTGATTTGTTAATGTCGGCAGAGAAACCGCGAACACCTGCACCACCGACTGCGGAGCTGTCGAGCATCTCGCGTCGCCAGCCTAGTGCGTAGAATGCCGATTGCTCGACAAGTTGAGTGAATTTCATCCAGCCTTCTGGAGGGTCGTTCGCCGTGTGTGCCTTGAGGCTGCCACCATTCTTGATGATGCGGATCATTCCGCTGTCCATGTATGTGGTTGCCGGTGCATCTGCGCCGCCGCCCATGCCTAGTGCATTGCGTCCGATGTCACGCGTGCCTGACTCTGTAGACTCAACCAGCGTCAATATGCTGTTGATTTTCTGCTTCATCTTCTGCGCGTCGCGTGTCTCTGATAAATCATACCAGTCGAGGATAGCTGCTGCTATTGTTGGCTGGCCGCGCCCCTGGCTGAACCACTCCATGTCAGTGAAGTGAACCATGCTGTTTGCTGGGATGTCTTGGAAACCTTTTTTGCGTGATCCGTCTTTAACTCTGTAGGCCACAGGCTCCATGTAGTCATTGACGATAACGCCTGTGAGTATTCTGCGCCCGTTGTATGCTGGATTGTCTGTGACGTAACCATCACGGCACTCGCCCCAGTCGCCAACGCGGTGAGCCTCTAGAAATTGAAGCTTGGGAAAACCTGTGTCTGGTTGCTCAGTGAGAATCACAAAGAAGTCACCATCAACGTCAAGCAGCTTGCTGCCGCGCCAGATGTTCTTTCTGAATCCAAAGTTGGAGCCGCGCAAGTCGAATGCTTGGTCTAGCTTTTTAAAATCTTCCTCGACTGCAAGTGCGAAGTCGGCATCGGAGCTAAGTGATTGAAGCCTCCAACTGCCTCCATAAACATAATTTGCTTTCTGCTTAACCGCGCCTGCAATCGAGCTGAATGATTGGTAAATATATCTTGAATCGCCGAGCATCATCTTATGACGGTGCTGGGTCATCATGTCGGCAATGTCTTGCGACAGGTTGCGCGTGTTGAATCTGCGCTGATCGTTACGCCCGCCGCTGTAGAACTCGCTTGATCCGCCACGGTATTGGTGATTGCCGCGCTCGCTTGCTCTGCCGTAAGTCGATTTAAGTGGTGAGACTGCCATACTAGATTCTTGTGTTGTTGTAAGAGATTCTTGCTGTCATGGTGTCAACCACTTCATTGTTGCCGTCAAGCACGTAAGTTTGCAGCTCTGCATCTGTCATCTGACCACCGCTTGCACCGCCTAGAGCGATGCGCTTATATGCCAAGCGGATCATCTCTGAGAAGTCAAACGCGCCCCAGTTTGGCGGCAGCTCATAGGAGAAGCTCTTGCCACTCAAGCTGGCGTTAATCATACGCGCACCACCTTGCTGGACTGTCTCAAGCTGTGCTACTGTTAGCTGCTCAAGCAGTGCCAGGGTAGCTGTTACGGATTTGTCTGATTGAACCCAGATTGTAAAGAGCAATGCACGCATATTGTGGAAACTATTTAAAGCTTGAATTTAATGGTTTGTCAATGCTGGAATTATTCCTCTGCAATCACTGTGACAACCACAAGCCCTGTGTCTGACGTTGCCGTGAAACTTAGCGTGTCAAGTATAGACGCGGCATCTGGGTAGCTGAGTATCAGGTTAGATGATTGGGTTGTGCTTGCTGTGATCCTGCCAGAGTATTCTGTGCCGATGGTATAATCAACTGTCTGCCCTGCTGCGTCCTCTGTGGTGTGGTCAATAGCCAACGCGTAAACTGCGCTTGGTGATGCAAGTGCTATGCCCTCAAAGTCAATGTCATCATTCCAGATGTATGCGCCATCTGCCTCGACTGCTGTGGTGGTATTGGCTGATGTGGCGGCTGTTGTGATGCCTGTGCTGGTGTCATTGTCTAGCGCGATGTTAAGCGTTGCGTCATTAGCATATGCCATGATCAACTGCTCGCTGCCGACTGTGTAAGTTGCCAATGGTTTGCGCGTGAGGATGATTGATGTGGATGTTCCGCTGACATCAAACATAGCTGCGACATCTGTGTTGGCTGCGATCGCTGTGCGTGCAAGTGCAGCCCAATCTGCGGCCACTTCATCAGTGACTGCAAACGTAATGTCAAGTGGCGAGCCTGTTAATCCTGCCGCTGTGATTGTAGCCTTACCATTGCCTGCGCCTGTGACTGTGCCGGCTGCGGTTGCTGTCTCCACTTGCTGCACCGCTGCTGTCCATGCATCACCTGATGCGTCACCTGTTGTGAGTGCCAGGCTGGCTGCTGTTGATGTGCCAGCAAGTAGAAAATATGTCTGATAAGCTTGATCAGATGTTGAATAGTTTGCTTTTGTTCCTGAATTGATTGACACAGTGCCAGTGTATCCTGGGCGCGTTGTCGTGCCTGTAGCATTAAGCGTGAGGTTTGCTGCTGCGTTTGAAATATTCATCTTGGCTCAGAATACACATTGTAATTATTTTTGCAATGCTGATTTTTATGCGTCGTCTTCGTTGTTCTCGTCTTCCATGCCATCCACGCCAACCAAGCCAGCCATAGCTGCGCAAACGATTTGCTGCTGCTCGCAGTCGCCATAGTGGTCATCCTTTGAATCTCGGTTGATAAAGTCATAGTATCTTCTGCCGTCTGGCGCTGTCTTGCTGATCTTGTGCCAGGCGTTAATCTGGCGCTCGTAGACTGAGCCGGCGTTGTCAGCATACGTCCAAACATGCGAGTCATCTTCGAGCTTGATTGAGCGAATGAGCGAGAGCCTGTTGAGTGCAGCATTCTTGCTGAATCTAATCTGGCCCACATACCTGCTGCGCGGGTTGCTTGTTCCCTCGCCAATGTCAATGTATTGCATGTCTGAGTAGATGCGCCGCAAGCCGTCGGGATGTCGGAAGTCAGCAGCCTTATCGCCACGAAAGACCATCCAGCCATTCTCCGCTGCGATGCGCTGCACTTGTCCTGTATTATAGTTGCCGTCGAGGAATACACGCGATCCGCGTATGCCGTTCTGCACTAGCTGCCACTTGTCAGCAAGGTCTTGAATCTGTCCAACGCTGACCACCTTCTCTCGCTCAAGTAGTCGAGAGTGCAGGCTGCCGTTGATGATTGCCCATGCCCTGACCACGCAATAGTAGTGATCCTTCTGAACATCGGTTGTTAAGAATATAATTGGTTCGTCGCCACCAGTCTCCCACTTCTCACCAAGCAGATATCCACCGCGAGCATTCTCTTGCACTTCGTCTGACATGTAATCCGATTCGTTCCATGCTTCAGCCAACTGCTTGCGGACAAAGTTCTCAAGCTTTGATAGGTCACCCCTGGACCTCGCAATGGTTGCCTCTTTCCACTTGGTAACGAGCTCGGGCCACGGCACATGCACCATCGCATTATAGTGGAAAAACTCAATATCAGGGTCTCCATTTTCATTCATTACAATGTATTTACCGCTCATATTGCGCCTGTCTTGATCTGCTGCGTTCCACTCCATGCGCCCGCCACAAAGCTGGCATTGGTAATAGGTTGAATCTCTAAGCTTCACCCAATCAATCATGCCCTCCTCATTTATTACCTCTTCACTTGAAGCATAACGCATACCCCCTAGCGGCACTTTGCCATTCACTGCGGGAAGCTTCCAGACATAGGGAATTAGTTCGCCACAGCAATCACAAGTTACGTGCCAAGTCCGCTGTGTTGATTTAAGCCATAGCTGGTCGAGTTGGCTGCCTGCCGTTTGCCCTGATGTTGGTAGGAACATTTGCCACTGCCAGTTAAATGAGCTTTGCCTATCATGGATTTGCTCAAGCCAAGACTCGTCATCTTTGTACGCCCACGACTCGTCCGCGGTGATGCGCTCGAGTGTCTTACTGTTGCGGTTGGCTAATATACCCGCAGAGAGTAACCGTATAAAACCATGTGGAATTGATGTGTAAAACTTTGTTCTGCGTCTTGGCTCGTTTGGGATTAGCTGAGTTATTTTGTCGGTGTTATCAATTAATGGCACTAGCTTGTCGTCACTTAGTTCCTTTAGAGCCTCAGCCGTTAAGTCATAGTGCGCGGCGTTACATGGTGAAGTATGAAGGCCGTAGAGCTGGACGAGCTGCGCACAGAGGGTCTTTATATGCTGCACACTACCAATCAAACCAACATAACCGCCGCGCTTGGTTGCTGCCATTCGCAATGGCTCAATCATTAGCGGGTGGTGCTCCCGCTTAAAATTACCGTAGTCAAGCTGAATGGCTTCCTCTAGCCATACAATCGGGTCGGCTTCTTCAAAGTGCTCGAGCTCATATTTCATGGTTTGAGGTAAAATTTCCTTTCGTCCTGCACGCAATCAATAAACCACTGCGGCAAGTTAATATCACCAGGCACTTTTGCCATGCGCTTTAAACCTTCAAATACAAGCAGGCCAGTAAGCATTGGTTTAAGTATCTTGTGAACCTCGGCTGGTTTTTTGCCACTTAGCCGCTGGGCAATTTGTTTTGAGTATTTATCGCAGCAAGCATTGCCGCCGTGTATCCAGTTCCTTAGCAGCCTTTCCACTTCTTTGCGCGGGAGTGTTTCGCCGCTGTCAAGCCCTAGCTTTTTATTGTGTGCCTCCTGATCGCGTATTTGTTTGTCTATTTTAAGGAAATATTCTAGCGCTATCTTCTCGCGGGAATCATCACCAGCGGCTCTTGCCTCTTGTAGTTCTGTGAAGTATTCATCGCGCAACTCGTCTGCCGTCTTGGTTACTGCCTTCTTTGCTTTCTTTTTTGCTGTGGCCTTTTTAATAAACTTACCAGGGTTGGCTTCCCTAAAATTACGCTGCCAGTCTTTAGCTCCGCTTATGTTGCTATTAACCATCCATTGATAAAGCTCCTCATCTTTTCCGTCAAAGGGGGCTTTCATTTTCTTCCACCTGATAATTGTATCACGTGTGACACCTAGCTCTTTTGCCGTCTCTGATTCTGTTTGCTGCGGCCTTAGTCCTTGCTCCCTGCGTCTGTGGTTCTCAACGGCACGTCGATCGGATGCTGTAAGGGTTTTGCCAGC